AGATCCGAAAAACTTGTTTTTCAACAAGTAAAGGAATTCATTCTCAAGTATAATACACTCCCTACACTTGAAGCGTTGCATATCAACGTCAACAATCTATCAAATCTCAAGGATGAAGAAGTCAAGAATACCATTAGTGTCATTGAAAGCATTGATGACATAAAAGATGAAAAGAGTGAACAGCAATGGCTAATCGACAAGACTGAAAAGTTTTGTCAAGAGAAAGCCATCTATAATGCTGTTCTAGAGTCAATTGGTATTCTTGATCAAAACTCAAAGTCCACAAAAGACAAGGGTGCTATTCCTCAGATATTGTCAGATGCACTTGCAGTCAGCTTTGACAGTCATGTGGGTCATGATTACTTGGGTGACTCAGATGCACGATATGATTTCTATCACAAGACTGAGAAGAAGATTCCGTTTGATCTAGACTTTATGAACAAGATCACCAAGGGTGGTATTCCTGCAAAGACATTGAATATCTTTCTTGCAGGCACTGGTGTTGGTAAGTCTTTGTTCATGTGTCATGTTGCATCAGCTTGTCTTGTGCAAGGATATAATGTTCTTTATATCACCATGGAAATGGCAGAAGAGAAGATTGCCGAGCGTATTGACGCGAACTTGTTGAATGTCACTTTGGATGATTTGTCTAGTCTTCCAAAAGATCTCTATGATAGAAAGATTGAAAAGCTTCGTAGAACAACAACTGGTAAATTGATTATCAAGGAATATCCAACAGCACTAGCTAGTACAATACATTTCAGGACACTATTGAATGAATTGATGTTGAAGAAGAGTTTTCGTCCTGATATAATCTTCATAGATTATTTGAATATTTGCTGTTCAGCGAGAGTCAAGCCTGGATCAAATATCAATTCATACACGTATATCAAGGCAATTGCAGAAGAGATTCGCGGTCTTGCAGTTGAATATAATCTACCGATTGTATCGGCTACACAGACAACAAGATCAGGGTTTGCTAGTACTGATGTTGAGTTGACAGACACATCCGAATCATTTGGTCTACCTGCAACTGCAGATTTCATGGCAGCATTGATTTCTACCGAAGAATTGGAAGCACTCAATCAGATCATGGTGAAGCAGTTGAAGAATCGGTATAATGATCCGACAAGTAACAAGAGGTTTGTTTTGGGGATTGATCGTGCAAAGATGCGTTTGTATGATGTTGAACAATCTGCACAAGATGATATACAGGATTCTGGTCAGAAGAAAGGAATGGATGATAAGGTTGTAGAGAGAATAATGCATAGTCCATTTGGTCAAAATAAATTCAAAAACTCAGGATTGAAGGTGTAATATGGCAGTAGAAAATTACTATTATACTCTTGTTCAACAGGATACTGATACTTTTAGTTGGAATGTTATTGAGACACAAACCAATCAGACAATTGCAGAGTATCTTTTTGAGGATGATGCGATTGAAACAGTAATGCATCTAATGTCTGGTGGCGGATTTGATGGATTCACCCCGCGTTTTATTCTAGATTGATATGTTTATTTTTGACACTCTCATTCTTCTTCTCAATGGAATTGATATACCAAAAGGTCAAATCAAAGCCATTGATTTGAAGAAGAGGGTGTCAAATCTATTTGATAATGTAAAAATAAGTATTGAAAGAACAGACGATCTAAAAGACAATGATTATACGATTGCTGGATTCTACATTGAAGAACTTCAATGTATAGAGATATTATTCATCATACCTAAAAAGGCAAAGGGTGTGATGAGCATAGAAGATCCGGATCAGTTTAGATTTTATCTTGCACAGACTATACAGCATGAATATATTCATCATCAGCAGTATTTGAAGAGGGAAGAGATTCCTACGGATTCTTTTTCTATGTGTCCAAAGGATATTGGAGAAAAGAAATATTTGGCTGAGAGGGATGAAATAGACGCATATTCTTATGATATTGCGATTGAGGTATATAGATATGGATGGAGGGCGTCGCAAACCCTTCAAATATATCGCAAGCAATTTGATATGCATCATCCTGTAATGAAGCGACTTTTGAAGAAAACGTATAAAAATCTAGGAGTTTTGTATGCAAGATCTGGAAAAACTAATGAAAGACACGATGGAAGATGCTCATAAGTTATTGAACAAGGCGAATACTCGTGACGAATTCATGGCGATAAATGGTTCACTTTTGGTTGTAGTTCAGAATATGTATGTGACGTTTATGGGAAATGAGTCTACAGCAAAGATGTTTTATGCAATAGCAGATAGATTGGCTACTACTAAAGACTAAATATTGAGTAATCTTGGAGATCTGGATGACTCAATATAGAATTGATACGCACGAATTTTGGGGTACAAATAAGACGATATATGAAGTTCAATTGACTTCAGATATGTACGGAAATGTTATTCCCGGCGGCAATCCTTCTGGAATGGCTGTAGATGCATTTGGTCGTGCTAGAATTGGGAAGAAGTTTCTAGATAAGGAATACTAAAATGGCTAAACTAAATGAAGGTGATGTTATAGAGGGTATTTTTACAATTGCATTATCTTTGTACTTAGCTTATAAAAAAATAGATAAAAATAAATTGAATACAATAAGAACTAAAGTTGATACAAAAATGTTTTCAACAGGTAGATTCAAATATATTGTGGCTGAAAATTTAAAAAGACAAGGAAAAAACAAAAAAAAACCTGTTGACTTTTTCAATGTTGCATTTGAAATGAGATTGAAACCTGAATCTGTATCTGGTGCTTTTGACAAAGATTTTCAAATATTATACGAAAAATCTAAAGACATAGGTAAAATAGATCGTAAAATAGATCAACTTATTTCTACATTTGAATCTTCTAATTATATTAGAAAAGTAAATAAAGTAATTGATAATTTTTTAGACAATAATTATGGGGAAGTAGTAACATTTACAGTGATATCAGATGGTATTGCCGGAGAATCAAGTGGTGGTGAAATAAAAGGCGATGTTACTTTACAAATTTACGCAGAAAGAAAAAAACAAGGAAAAAAAATATTTTCTGATTCAATACCATTTTCACTAAAATCTGAAAGTGTCACTGTTGCAAATTTGTCTCCTTATAATGGCATGTTGGATTTTGCAGATTCTTTGAACATAAAATGGAATGCTAAAGAAAAATATGCAAGACTAAGTAAAGCTTTTACTGGACCCAAAGAGCAAAAAGCAAAATTCAAATTGATAAAAAGAATGTATAATGAATTGCAAACAAAAATTATAGAAAAATCAAAACAAGATAAAACTAATTTTAATAAGTCAGCTTTTAGTTTTTTGAAAAAAAGTATTTTTGGTTCCGATTTAGCAGATGTTGTTGATGTACAATCCAAAACGGTGAAAGAAATAACAGTTGAGTATTTTGATACTCTTCAAAAAAATACAAATCTAATAGTGGAAAAAAAAGGAAACAATCTGGTTTTTCTAGACGAAAATAATAATTTTCCCATATTTCAAATAAGAACAAAATTGAGACGCCCACCGGCAAATGAAGCTAAATTTTATTTGGAGGTCGGCAAAGGAATATATGCAAAGTAGAAGTATATAAATAAAATATTAGGAAAAATTCAATGCTAAGTTTCAAATCATACATACTCGTCAATGAATCTGCTGAAGGTATTGCATCGGCAAAGCATCAGGAACATCCTGAGGATAATGCCATTCGTGATCGCCCTGGATTTGAACACGCAGTATCATCTCTAAATGCGATTCATCACGCACTAAAAACTGGCGATCATGGCGACACACATATATCGACAAAACTAGACGGCGCACCAGCAGTTGTTTTTGGACATCATCCAAAAACAGGTAAATTCTTTGTTGCAACAAAACACTCCGCATATGGAGCAACACCAAGACTTGCAACGACACATGATGAAATAGATAAACACTTTGGTCATTCTCCGGGTCTTGCACAAAAGATGCACGCCGCACTTGAACATCTTCCTAAAGTAACACCAAAGAAAGGTGTATATCAAGGAGACTTCATGCATGATGGCAACGAAAGAAAAGAAGAAGGTAAAGATATTACCTTTAGACCAAACACGATCAAATATCATGTGGATAAAAATACGCCAGAAGGTAAAAAAGCAGCTGCTTCAAAAATAGGATTTGCTGTCCATACACAGATTCATGGAGATCCAGATAATCCAAGCACACTTCAGGCTTCTCCACTTCGCAATTCTTCTTTTAGACAACACAACGATGTGCATCTAGTTTCACCAGAAGCTAAACTAGGTTCTGGTGGTCACATAAGCCCAGAAGATAGTATGAAGGTTCACAATCATCTTACGAAGGCACAGAAAATCCACGATGGTTTGAGCGATATTCATCATGACGTGGTCGGTAAACACGATGAACATATCTCAACATATATCAATCAAACTGTAAGAACAGGCGAAAAACCAACCACAGCAGGACTCCGTCAGCATATACAAAATCGTATGCAAAAAGAAGTTGATAAGCTAAAATCTGAAAAAGGTAAGGCTCGCGCAACAGAAAAAATGAATGCAGCTCTTGCTCATCACGATACGCATGAAAAGGAATTTGCAAAAGCATTGCAGATTCATCATCACATTCAATCAGCAAAGAATATTCTTGTTGCTGGATTGAATAAAGCCCACGGCTCTGAAAACCCTATGCGTCAAAGTATAGAAGATAAAGAAACACATCCTGAAGGATATGTTGTTCAACACAAAGGTAGAATTATCAAAATGGTTAATCGTGGAGAATTCTCAAGAGCCAATTTCAACAAACCTAAAGAGTGGAAGAAGTAATCTTTACTAAATACTCTCGTCACCGCTAATTATGGGGGTATACCATGGAAGCAGAATTCTTCAAGCTGGTGGCGGAAGTTGGATTTCCAATTGCATCTTCTATAGCAGGCGGATACTTTGTTTTTCTTACGCTTAAATTTATCTTAGCCGGCGTTCAAAGTTCAGTAAAAGGATTGAGTGGAATTATTACGGCTCTTGACAATCGCGTCAAGACTATGAACCATGACATCGTGAGAATTGACACTTTGATCTCTACAGCACTTCATGTCAGACCCGACACCGATAGACTCGCAAGAGCTGACGGCAAAAACGACGCAAGAAGGGACTGAACATGGATATCGTACAACTAATCAACAAATACGGATTTCCTATCGTTGCTGCTGGCGGTATGGGTTATCTCATTTTCTACGTATGGAAATGGGCTACGGCAGAAATTAAACCTGTGTTATCTGAAGCAAACACAGTCCTGATTGCATTGATCGACCGCGTTAGAATGTTGGACAATGATTTGATTAGACTTAATCAAAAAATCAACATCGTTCTAATGATGAGGGAAACATATGCAAACAAAGACAAGAAGGATACTGAATAGCCTTCTACTTTTTGTCACTCTATTAACTACAACCATTGCACTAGCACAAGTTCTTCCTTTGGGATATATTGGTACGGTTACAAATAATACACCGAATACCTGGCAGACCTATTCGTACTCGTTTACACCAAATATCTCAGGAACAAACTATGTCGGTTTTGCGTTTAGACAAGATCCTGCATTCTGGACATTCGACAACGTGTCGTTAACAGAATCAGGATCTACCGTAAATCTATTGACAAACGGAGCATTCACAACTGGTGGTGCAATCAACATCACCACAAGTAATGGACCGGGAACAATTCAAGCACCAACAAACTGGGGCGTGTGGTATCAAAACGGCACGTATCCAGCAGCTGCTGGCACTTGGAATAATATCGGCGGATCACATGGCGGTGTTTGGTATGATGGAGCTGTCGGAACATTTGACGGTATCTATCAGGGAATCGGCCTACTGGCAGGCACAACATACACGATTACATTTGAAGTGTCTGGTAATCATGTAAGCAATGGTAGTTCCGTGCAACTTGGCATTTATGCTGGTCCATGTGCCGACACAACGATTGCTGTTGCGTCATGTACAATACCAAGCTCAGCTGGATTCACTACACTAGCAACACCAGCAGAAGGTGCAACTGCAGGCAATCCTACACCAACTATTGTAAGTCAAGTTGCTGGAACACCAATCGTTTCAGAATCATCAAGTCGTGGCACTACGACAACTACTGTGACAAACACAAGAGGAACAACAACTTATGTTCCTACTACAACTTATACACCAACAAGACAAGATCCAACACTATCAGTAAATCGTAACATTACTACAGTTGCTACAACACCAATCACTACAGTAACTACACATACTACACCAATCACTACAACAACAATAACAACACCAACAACAATTCAAACATGGAGTGATGGATCTACTACAACAGTAAATGGAACACCTGTAACTACAACAGCAGTCATAAATGAAATATTGACTGGCACTTCTACAGCTAATGAAGTAGTTACAACACAAGCAAATAGAGTATTTACAACTAGAATTGATCAACTAGATAAACTTGATAAAATTAGCACATTACAAAATCAAAATTCATTAGCTGATCCTTTAGTAAGAAATAAAGTATCTGGTAATAAAATTACAACAAGAGGTCCAGTTAACAAGGAATCTCAAGTGTATGTTACTGGATATGCTCTTCGTTCTGGAACTACTGATACGTACAAATACACAACAAATGTTTTTGGCATTGGATATGAGCAAAAATATAATGATTCACTATTACTTGGTGCTCAATTCAATTATGGGGGAACTGAATTAACTGGCGATTCATCATTTGCTGGTGGTCAATTGAAAAAGTATTCTCTTGATCTTTTCGCAATGAAGGTTGAAGATGATTGGATTCTAAAGACTAACTTTGGTATGGCCTACAACGAATTTGAAACAGCACACTTCATGCGTGGTTTAAATCTATTGAACACAGCATCTACAAAAGGTCATGATACTTGGTTTGTAAATAGACTATACACACCAGATATGTATGGATTTAGACCATTTGCTGGTCTAAAATTTGAATATGATCGTAGAAATAGTATATTTGAATCTGGCCCAAGTCTCACTGCAGTACGTCATAAAGAAAGAAGTGATTTTGAAGTAAGTGGTCATGGCGGTATTAGATTTGAACAAGATATCGTTGAAGACTTGACCGGTGTAATTGAAGGTTTGATTGAGACAAATAAGACAAAGACAGCTTTTGCTGGTTTTTCTTATGCGTTTGATCAAAACTCTTCGGTCATGCTAAAGTATGCAATACAAGAGAAAGAAAGCGTGGTAAATAACATTATCGGAGCACAGATAAGGATAATGTTCTAATGATTAAAATTATAGGATGTTTGCTAGCTCTGGGGCTTTTGTTTAGCCCCAGAGCATTTGCTGAAGATGATCAGTT